GAACATCCGACTGAGCAAGTTGAGTACCCATCTCTATCATTATATCCTTCTTTAAACTATAATCGGGATCTTTTTCAGTCAAATTATTTTCCCATGCTTCTATATTCTGGAAAGCAGTATTTTTACCAACCTCCATACTCTGCATCATCTGTGTTTGTTGTTGGTTATGCTGCTGAAAATTACTACGTGCTTGGTGCATGGAATTCTGAGCAATTCTTTGTGAAGCTAATTTATTAGCCCATTCTTCGCTCATTTCAAGGTTTTCAACAGCACCGCTAAGATCTTCAAAATCAGAAAAATTTGAAGGGGCATTGTCTTCTGTCTGAACGCCTAATGTTTTAGCAATTTTATTAGAGAATTGATCGAGCGCTTTTAGAGAATTAACAGCCGTGGCATAATTGCCAGAATTCAAACCCTTGAACATCTCTAATGCCCAACCCAATTGTTGCGGATTTGTTGTACTTCCTTCTATAATACCATGTAATTGATTGTTACCTTGTATCATAGAATTATATTCTTGTTCTAGATTATTAGCTCTATCTATCCAATGCTTGAAGCGTTCTTGAGCTTTAGGTTTTAGATTGTCATAAACATCGATATCCTCTGAAGCTAAACCTTCTGTCTCTTGAACTCCCTTGCTTGTTTGAAGTTCTTCTTCTGACTCTTCTGCAAGATCAAGTTTACCCCTCGTGTCTTGCTGCGCGTCCTCAGCTTCTTGGTAAGTGGGAGCTTTAACGTCTGATTCTGCTGAGAGTTCTGGTCCTGGCTTGTCATCAACAACCTCCTCTGCCGTATCTAGTGAAGTCTCTTCTACTGGATCATCTTGATGTATTTCATCAAAAGCCTGTGACATTACGTCATATGTGCTTTCTTCAACTTCCGTCGCTTCCTGCGCTTCAGCCATTAATATTCTCCCTGTGGTGCTCTGTGTTGATTTCTAGATCGCTGCATTACGCGATTATTAGGCGCATTCATAACCTCATTAGCGCCCTGTGGCGGTGGAGGTGGTTGTACAGCAGGAGGCATACCTTGCTGCTGCTGTCCTTGTCCCATAGCCTGTTGCATCATCATATTCTGTTGCATAACCTGCTGAACCTGCTCAGGCATAGGTGGTAGGAATTTAGATATATCAATTCTCTCATCAAAGCGTTTGAATGTCTCCTCTATTAACTGAACATACGGATTAAATTGATCTGGTACTCCAGATTGCCTCATCATCTGTACCATCTGAATGTTTTGCATTAAGATTGGCATCAGTTCTATCCAACGCATTTTTTCAGCGTTCTTATCCGGCATGCCAGTACTACCAGCAGCTATATTAATAAAAACGGAATCATATAGTTGCTGTTTATTAAGCACAGGCCAGAATGCCTGCGGCCCAGCAATTGCCATAGCTCTCTCAGGTGGTATCTCTTGTAGCAGCACTTCTGAAGAGTACCAAGCAATGTCTCTCAACCAATCTTCTGTGATATCGATCTTCTCTTGCATCCTAGAAGCCATACCTTCTTGCTGTATGTTAGCTTCAGTTGCTGTCTTGGCTCTCATAATACCACCACGCTGTGCATCACCTAGACCGCTTATCCACTCCATATCTGTGCGTATAGGTGTAGTATCATATACTACTGGATTCATTGGCGGTGTCTGCACGGGTTGAAATACTTGATTAACACCCAAACCTGATGCGTTAATCATAGCAATCTCACCTATGGTAGCATTGCTAAATACATCAATATCTTCTTCGTTTACTCTAGATGCATCTGCCACATAGAATGGGGCCGATAGTTTCCTATGCTCAGCTAGTTGTTCTCTTACAGTGTTATACTCATCCTGCAAGTTCATCATTAACTCAGTTTCTGAAACAGGCCATTCTTGTCCGTCTATCCAGTTTAAGCCAAGCACGAAGTATGGGAAAAACCGTTCACCCATTTTTGTTGGGACAAATGGTTCTTTACACCAGGTATCACTACCCTCACACCAAGTATATACTGTCTGTGTCGTCTTGTCCCAGTACTCCCAAACAGCAATGGCTAAGTTAATATCTTCCTCGCCACTGTACATTGAGGAGTCTTTATTCAGTCGATTAGCTATACCCTCTGTAGTGCGACGATAAATAGTATATTTTTCAATATCTTTTTTACTCTTCTGAAAGCGCTCCATAACATCAGTGGGCGTCATCCAAGTAACATTAGCGATCCATCTAGCTGAGTTGTAGTCTTGCAAAGAATCCAAAGATGTATCCATTCTGAAATCTTCAGGGCGTACAAAACCTAGATTCAAACCTTCTGTTTGCATTACCTCAACCCTTTGCGATAAAGAGTTTATTGTCATCTTGATCTCTTCTACTAACTCGTCTTTGTCACCGTGGTAACCATCACCATCCTCTAATTGCTTTATATCAGATTGTATCTTAGCTAGACTATCTTGGGCATCATTAAACTCTCTACTAATTAACGGATCTTTAAAATAGTCTCTTTGATACGTTACCTTAACGATACCAATCTTACTAGTCATACATGAACGCAATACTTGTTTTGCAACTTTCTTAAGTTTAGCTTTTGTCAGAGATTCGTTTAAGATTATCTCTAATGTATTAGCAAACAAATCAGCTACTCTGTACTGTGAGCCTTGAGGATCAACATTCAAACCAGGTCTTATTTTTATTTCTGGATTCTTAGAATAGATGTGAGGAAGCAAACCCTGTAAAGTTGCGTGGATGATATTACCCTTTATTAACCTACCACTCTGACCGAAAGCTTGCTCAACCGACATTCCCTGTGTTCTACTATTTGTTCTACCAAGAGAGTATTTTCTAGCTGACTCTATCTCTTTGTATCTAGCTTTCCACTTTTGATAAGAAAGCTCAACATTCTTTTGGTACTTCCTTATTAAACCCTTAGCATCAGCTGGTATACCCGCATCTGTATTAGGATTAATATTGTTTAAACTTAAGTCATCCATTTCTATTCCTCATACAGTTCTTCTATCTTATCTAACCATTCCATAGTAAACGGTTGCGGTCCAGCTGGTTTAACCACTGGCTTAAGCTTTCTAGCCCGCTTCATCATTAAACCGTATCGCGTCGCGTCGAAGAGGTGATCCTCCGCGCTCGTATCAATGTCTTCAATCCTCTTGGGGTCAGCAGGTAAGGAAGGCACCGTACGTAACCAGTGCTGACAAGTATTAAATACTTTAAGAGTCTCACTATTGAGCCTATCAACCATTTCTTGTAAACCCTGAACTCGAGATCCGGGACCCTTTGAGCTAGCCTCCCACATAATACCATAATCAGCAAATACGTCTGCAACACTCTTCTGGCGACCGTCTCGCATGAATATCGCCGAATCCGCCACATTATTTCTGAATCTAACACGCTGCGCATGCTCGTCTTGTTCAATATCTAAAATCTCCCTTGCTATATCCTCTATTGGTGTTTCACTTCCCTTGTTCGGTTTAGAGCTCCAATAACGCTCTTTGTATATATAGATTATACCATCATAGTCTTGAGTAAACCAGACGCATCCAGCTGGCGATTTGTATCCATGGTCGTAAGACTTCCATCTGCGCCACTCTAGCGGCACATCAAATGGTTCAACAACGTGTATAGATGGATCCCAAACATTCTCAAAGAAGGCGCCCGGAGCAATATTCCAATCACCTTCCAACCAAGCCTTAACCAGCCATGGAGGTCCACTCCCTTTTATTCTATCAATATAGCCTGGATCGTTATCCATAAGTGGCTTGTTGTCTTGAATTTTAGACGGTATGAAAATTTTATTTTTGTCATCAGCGTCAATGTATCTTTCTTTTACCCAGCCATGTCCTGGCCCACCTGGGTTAGCGGAAGCTCTGAACAGCACAGGTACTCCGGCAGCCGAACGCATGGTAGCCCCAAGCAAATCTATAGGATCTGAAGATGGCCAGTTGCCGAGTTCGTCAAAGCCTAGGAAAGTCACAGAAAAACCCTGCAGCTTCATAGCATCAGCGTCTTCATCAAGATGTTTGAGTTG